GAGCACCCCAATCTGCAGAATACTGTTTCAGTTGTGCCAGTATTTTTGATACGTTTATTCCAGTCTTGATGATGGATATGTTATTCAAAGAAATCCTCCAATGATGACCTGTGTTCGGCCGACCAACCAATCGCATCCAGAATGCCTTGCACAGCATCGACATACACTTTGTCAAACATCTTATCATAGTCCACATACTCATGCAACCCAAACTCTTTTGGAAGGTGATCAACATATCCAATGACATCCTCGCGAATTGGATTCTGTGGATTCAGATATATGAACTTTATCTTAGATTTCTCAAGTATAGGTTGATACTGTTTAGTGAGCCCAAGGGCTTTCACATAGTGATTATGCAATAACGCAGCACGCACTGCAATAGGAGTTCCCTTGGCATATATCGGTGAACCTGTATATTGCTTCAGATTGGTTACACCACGGGGAAATGATATTGCTTCGACTGGCATTGCATTGAACTCTTCACGGAAGTCTGCGACATACTGCTGCACATCAGCTTCCGTTCCTGTCAGAATAGTCTTCAACAAATCCTTCAACTTAAATCGGATGACGGCTGGCGTGCTGGACTTGACCATTTGCAGACCCATTACCTTCAGTTGAGGTTCAGCGTACTGCACACCTTCTGAGTTGTGCACGTTCATAATGTACCTTTTTTTCGACACAGATATCATAACGTCAACGAGGTTCTCTCGTTTCATTTGCATCTTCTGTTCATAAGCGTTCATGTTGTCCGCCAACTCTTGATATGACTTGTCGATGAATGGCTGGAGCTTATCCTCTGATATGCGGTCCAAGAACTCGATTACCTTAGTGGTAGGTAGAGACGCTGTACAGTTGGCCCCATAGACCTTTTGAACAAGATCATTCAATGTTAGTACAACAGAGTCGGTGTCGATTAGTACAACTCGATCAACTCCATCAGTCTTGAGCAGTTTGTCAAAGTACAGGTTGAGCTTGTTAGCAATCCAGCGAATTGATAGTTGACCTGACAGCGTGATCCCCTCAGCAATGCGAACGTCGAAGTATCTAAACCAGCTATTTCCACACGCTCCATACAAAGAATTAATTAAAATCTTCATTCCCATCTGGAGATTGTCCAGGCGACTGATCTCCATTTTAAGTGCTGGATTTTGAGTAGCTTCGAACTCTTGTTTGACCTTGATCATGGCCCTCTTGTATACCACTCGACGGTCATAATATAGTTGAGCTAAAGTTGGAAGCAGACCCCTTTTCTCTTTGCTAAAGCACCAACCATTAGCTGCGACAGCTAAGTTACGTTCTATTGCTGGGGTTAAATCACATTCTTGTAGCAAAAGCTCCTCTACTGATACATCCAGCTTGAGATCAGATATAGTTTCTGGACTCATGTTGTATTGTACCATTAGCATCGGATACATGCTGTTCAAATCTAGTGACACTGCCCAGTGGTGCTTACCCACCAGCGGATCCTTAACATAAGCGCCTTCGAACTGACTCGCCTTCTCTCCACCCTTTCGAGGTGGCACAATAATCTTCTGATCATTGAGGTGGTTGTAAATGATGATGTCCCAAGTCTTAACAGGACTGAACACATCCTCGTAGTTGACCTTAGCGTCATATGCCATAGTCAGAACGAGGTCCATCAGCTTCATCTTAGCATCTAGTCTGTCCACCAATTCAACGTCTTTGATGTTGTAATCGACAAACGTTTGCCAATGGTTAGTGTAGAAGTCCTTAAAGTCCTTTCCAGGATTCTCTAACTTACGTTCACCAAGCTCAACAAAAGCGATGTAGTCCAACTTGTAGCTCTCTTGCACCTTGTATGTGAACTTCTTGTACAGCTCAATGTAATCAAGATCAGCAATGCCCGCAATGGACAACTTGAGCCGAGACACGTCGTGCGTTCCAAATTGTTTCACTTCCACGAGGCGACACTGCCCCCATGGACTAAGTTTTCTTGCAAGAGACTCGCCTACAACCTTGGTCATACGATTGTACAGGTATACCAAATCAAAGAACCTACTATTCCATCCTGTGATCGCATCCGGATAGTTATGTTGCCACCAGATGATAAACTCCTTCAGCAGATGCTGTTCAGAGTTACATTGGATGTACGTGACATCATTGCGAGTGTTTACGTAAGCATACAGACCGAACGTGACTAGTTTGGCATGGCGAGTGTCCTTGACTGTGATCAGTTGAATGACTTCATCGGCGAGGTGTGGATCTGGAAAGCCACCTTCAACTTCTGTCTCAATGTCGATCGTAAACACTGAGACGTCGTTTGGATCCCAACGGATACCACCTTTGTAATTCTCAGCGATGTACTGATAGGCGTGGCCAGGAGACTCGTATGTCTTCATGTTTGAGATGCCCTTGTACTTTTCCAAGTACTCTCTGCAATCGTTCATCGATCCTGGTTGGAACGCAAACACATCTTCCCCTTCAAGCGTCTTCCACTTGTCAGTTGCGTTTTCATTTCTCGATCCTGTCCAAAGCGTGGGACGGAAGTCAACTTTCTGGTTGAACCTCCGGCCATCATCTACTCCTCGAACGTATAGCGCGTTCCCGCGCTGGTAAACATTCGTATAGAATTCGGTCATGTATTTCCTATAATAATGAATTTGTGGCAGGTGCGGTATGTGGTCTCCGGTTCAGACTCCCTTTGACGTGCCCATGCTCCTTTTACTTTCCTTACCACAAAACTTGGCTCCACGATTAGGAATCGAACCTAACTTGCTTTCGCACAGATTAACAGTCTGCTGCCACACCTTGCGGCTCTCGTGGAATTATCCTACAAAACAATTATACTATACTCTATCATTTAGAGCAAGTATATTTCAACCTCTTTTTTTTCTTGGTTGAGGTACAAAATCTGATAAATGTCTACTGAATGATTGTACCAAGTTTTCTTGGGATTTATCATATCCTGTAATTTTAGCAAATTCTTTGAATCCGACAGTATTGTATATGGTGTGGTATTCTCTGAGTTGTATTTTATGAGTTTCAATTTGTAATTCTTTAACTTTTTTGAGTTGTTCCTTCAACTGTAATCTTTCAATTTCTAATTTATCTAGATCAAATACACGACCAATTATCCAATCTTTGGATAAGATATCGCCATCTCGAACTTTTTTAAGTTCTCTGGTTATATCATTATGATACCAAGAAGTTCCATATTGAGAATTTCCATTGCCAGATTGGGATTCACTTTGAATACTAGAAAACTTTTCACGTAATATCTGAAATTTTCTAGATGACATATATCTCTGTTGATTTCCACTCTTCCACCAAAGCATCATCATAAATGCCTTGACCATCTTTTTACCCTCAACTGTATCCAAACCGTACATCTTAGTCAGTAATAAATGGCATATGAAATGCTCCCGTGCGCTCAAATCCACCAGATTTGATTTGCTGTCTGATCCTCCTAAAGACCTGGGTAAAATATGATGACATTCTGTATACCCCAAATATGGGGTTTTTAGTCTATTTTCTATGATACTATGGTATATATTTTTGTAGTCCATTCTGTTAATCCTATTTTTATTTGGTTAACAGTATTTATAAGAATATGATGTTGAGGAACTACACTGCTTTACCATAGAGCAACTGCATTCCATCCAATGCGCAATCATGCACTGGGTGGTGGCCTATCACACAAGCTCTATCAAACCCAGGATAAGTAACCTCGCAATATCCATTGGTTGATCCTGTGAAAATATCCACTGCTGTTCTCACATCTCTATAACTATTATACGGCATAATAGGATTAAAGTCAAGTTGGGTTGCAAGATCGTCAATCACCATCTGATCCATTGAACCTCTGGTCCAGATTATATTTGTCCTGGGATATTTTGAAACATACTTCATCAACATTGCCATACCATCTTCCGGCGACAGATCATCCGGTGTTGGTTTCATAGAGAGATCTCTGACTGACTTATGTTGCTTTGCCCACCATGCCAATGTATCCTTTGACACAGTTCTATGCAGACGATCTATCTGATCCTTGGAATTGAACTTCACAAATAGTCCATTGGCAACCATCTCATCATAGGATGGTCTAGTATTATCCTCAATGTGAATGATACCGGCTGATAGAATCACCGCATGAGAATTAGTATCCAATGTCTCTACGTCAAATACGAACATAATTACCACTCACTAAAACGATCTTCGCTATGTGCTCGAGTCGCTCAATATGCTCAAATGCTCTCCATGGTGAAGAGTCAATCGATACAACTCCATGTCCCTTGATACCAACAATATTATATTTGAGGTTACCATCACGATCCAGTCCAAGACTGTCGCAACATGCCCTTCCCAACTCTTCTGAGATTGGTGGCACTTCACCCACGTTCTTGGCAACCGATGTATACCTGCGCAGTTCTGGAAATGAATTTACCAGTT